AAGTGTGCTGGACCTGTTGATACCAAGCCGTATCTTGTTCAGCTCTACAATGCTGAGACGCAACAGCCAATGTGTGGTGATGACGGAGAGATCAGGACTATGGATTACGAAGAGTTCGTCATGGAAGCATTAGCTATCATGAAGAAGTCCCATAAGCAATCCATGGCGATGAACGTAGCACTGGAGGAGCGTATAACTCCTGCTCGTTTTGCGAAGCTACACCCAATCCGATTCCAGGGCACGCCTTTCGAGCCAGAAGTTGAGGAGGAGGCATTTGAAGATGCTTATTCCCCGATGAAATGGAGTGAGTTCTGTGACATCATGAGAATGAGAGTCAAGGAACAATTCTCCAAGTATGCCACTCTTAAGAGTGGTCTACTGCTGGCTGTTTTGGCGTTGTCCGGATTTGGTATCTGGAAGTGGTTCTCTGCAACACCTGCTAAGAATACGCACCACCAAGTGGGCACCACTGTTGAGGCCTGTGCTTCTGGTGACAACCGCACTCACGTGCAAAAGGTTTTAGTCACTGAAGCTCAGGTGTCCGGTGATTCCCGCACCAAGAGGGTCCAGGTCGTTGCGACTGAAGGCGATGATATCGCTGTTGAGGCTTTTGCCTCCGGCGACGCTCGCACGAATCGCGTGGCTAGGACCCGAGTCGAAGCTTCAAGCTCTGGTGATAACTTCACAGGCAAGGCACGCTCCATTTTAATGGAGAATGCGCCACAGGAAGTTGAACTAGAGGCTTGGAAGGATGCGACGGCTCAAGATCTGATCTCGCACCGCATACTAGGAAACTTGTATAAAGTGCTGCGTCGCCGTGATGGCAACGTAACGACTGTACTTAACGGACTGTTCGTGAGGGATACAATTATGTTGACCCCGAGACATCTGTTGAACTATTTTAGGACAACTGATGAAATCATTTTGGAAAACATTTTTGGGACCATCTACGAACAACCTTGGTCGGTCGTAAAGATCCAAGAGATTGAGGCTAGCAATGGCTACGATAAGGACGCAATTCTGCTGCAATTCCCAAGGCAGGTTCAGGCTCACACCGACATTGTCAAACACTTTCAGACTATGCCTGAAACTAGTGTGCGACGTGTTGATGTTTGCTTGCCTACCCTACGGAGTGTGGCAGATAAAAGCATCATAACCATTCTGGGTAACACCAGGGCTACGATGCAGTGTCTGCAATTGTCGTCAGGAGACGTGACGTTGAACATTCGTGACTGTATTCAATATCAGTTGAACACCATTAGCGGCGACTGCGGTGCTCCCGTAATCTGCAACGAGACTTCAATGTGTCGTAAGATTGCTGGGATCCACATCGCAGGAGCCACTGATGGAAGCCAGGCTTATGCTCAATCGGTGACTCAGGCTGATCTGAACCGTGCGCTCGACAAAATGTCGCGCGTGGTGAAGACCGATCTGGATTTGTTGCCGAATTTTGCTATTCGCCCGGTTGTTCTACAGATGAACACGGAAATCGAGAGTTCTGAAATTCTGGACTTGTTGCAGATGCCTGCTCCCCTCTTTGGGTTTGTGGGTGTTTGCTCTCGTCCGCCTTTCGCAATGAACAAGACGGATATCGTCCCCTCTGTTATTCACGGAGCTGTGCACGAGCCTACGACGAAGCCTTGTATAATGTATCACAGAGATGTGAATATCATGAACAAGAACATCGCCAAGTGCTCGGTAAACACTCCCTACATTCCAGAGGGTGAAGTCAATCAGGCTGTTGCTGAAGTGAAGACATTGCTGCTGAGTGGTCGAGATTCACGGCTGGCTAGAGTGCTTACTTTTGAAGAAGCAATTGCTGGTAGTGAGGATTCGACTTTCCTCGGCGCGATTAATCGCGGAAGTTCTGCGGGTTACCCTTGGGTTCTTGAACGCAAGGGTGGCACGCATGGTAAGACTGGGTGGCTGGGAAATGATCAAACTTACATCTTTGATGCTGAAGTTAGGCGTGCAGTGATGCATCGCTTGAGTGAAGCTAAGGGTGGAGTTCGAATTCCAGTCGCTTGGACTGCCACTCTGAAAGACGAGAGACGACCAATCGAGAAGGTGAACGCTCTTAAGACCCGCGTGTTTGCAAACGGTCCGATGGATTATACCATTGCCGTCCGGATGTACTTCCTTGGTTTTGTTGCCCATGTAATGGAAAACAGAATCAAGAACGAGCAATCGCTCGGTAC